TCAAAGACCTCCTATGCCTCAGATGGGACAGATGGGTCAGAAACCACCTATGCCTCAGATGGGACAGATGGGTCAGAAACCACCTATGCCTCAGATGGGTCAGATGGGACAGAAACCTCCGATGCCTCAGATGGGTCAGATGGATCAAAGACCACCGATGCCAACAATGGACGATCAGCCAAGTCTACCACCAAAACCACGACAAGCACCCGGAGGTCCACCACAGGGTGGTATGGGTATGCCTGGCATGGGCGGTCCTCAACCATCGGAAACCGAAGGTCCAAGAGCAATGGAACCTGCTCCAGAGTTTGGGAAGAGGATGGGAATCAAAGATATCGAAAGACACCATCTTCGTCCAGAAGAGGATGACATGCCTATGGACATGGCTCCTGAAACAGCAGATGCTCCCCGACAAGGGATGCCTGGTGCTGGTATGATGCCTCCACAAGAAGGTCCAAAGCAAGGACAACCAGTACCAACACAACTGGCACACGATCCTGCTGCACCAAAAGAAATGCCTAGACAACTTCCCCCCGGAACAAGCGAGGCGTCTCAGGAATTTATTGATAAATATGCACAGCAAATTAAATCATACCTTAAAACGATTTCCGATGAAGAGAAGGAAAAATTTGCCAGAGGTAGAGATTTAACTGCTATGCCAAAAGCACCAATGAAGGAACAGTTCGCCAACGCAGTCGGTGGTGGTATGTCTCCAGTCATCGGTAACGAAGGTGGTATTAAAGGTAGAGACAAGATGCTTGGTAGAACAGGCGGAATGAGAAGACGCAGAATGGAAAATAATTATAGACGTTTTAGTTGACTTTTAGTAATCTTGATGTATAATATATGAAACAGGTGATATATGGATATGAAGAAATTTAAACATGTGGTTCTTGAAGAGGCTTTCAAGGATCTTAACACAGTAAACAAAAACGGACAGCGTTTCTACTCCACACCGGAGGGACACTATCCGTCTGTCACTACTGTAACTGGCTGGGAGAAGAGACAGTTCTTCGCCAAGTGGAGAGCAGAGAATCCCAAGGAATCTAGACGAGTTCTTGATCGTGGAAACAAACTGCACAACCTCATCGAAGACTATATCAACAACCGTGTTGATGACAAGACAACTGGCGAACTGAATCCATTCATTCTAGATCTGTTCATTCTACTAAAACCAGAGTTGGACAAGATCGACAATGTATATGCACAAGAAGTTCCGTTGTGGTCTTCCACACTAGAACTTGCAGGACGAGTGGATTGTGTTGGAGAGTATGATGGTAAACTATCCATCATTGACTTCAAGGGTTCTACTCGAATCAAAAGAAAAGAAGACATTCAGAACTACTTCATGCAAGCAACTGCATATGCAATTATGTGGCAAGAAATGACTGGACAGAAGATTGACAACATTGTCATCTTGATTGCAACCGAACAAGGAGAGAATCAAGTCTTTCAGGACAATCCCATTCGGTATGTGAAACCACTTCTAAAATGTATTCGGGACTACCAAGAAGAAGTTCTAGTCAATAACGAGATATAGACTTACGACCAGATTTTGTGCTGATACCGTACTTCCTGCCCAAGTAGTGGTGAAGTTTGGTTAGATTTCTCTCTGAAAATTTTCTGTCATAAATTAGAATCTCTGCGATGTCACCATCGAATTTATCTGCATATGTGGTTGACCCTCTGCCTGCTGTGGCAACACAACCCAATCTCACTTGAGCGGCATGTCTCTCTCCCCCTGCCCACGAAGAATCAGAAGCACTTAGGTGTCCATCTTGAAAGAGAAACATCTTTGTTTCTGAATGATCATATACTGCGGTAAAAATGTGTGCTTCGTTGTCGGATATCGCGGCCGCTGCTTGAACTTCATCAGTACCGCTATGCTTTCCGCAGATTGAAAACTTAGAGTTATTCTTAATACCCATCCATAGAACATTATTTACACTTGATAACTGGGTTCCGCCTCCAAAGTTGGTGCTATTATACATTCCAAAAATTCTCTGACTATTATCTGATACATCATGAGGTCTACAAACAATCATAACAGTGTAGTCGCTCTCCAATTCAGTCACATCAAACAATTCTCCCCAACTAGCACTAGAATCCAACTCAATGTATTCGGTAGCACCATCAAAGGTAATTGCTGGTTGGGAGTTGATTGCACTGGCAGTATATGTTGGTTGTTCGCTTGCTGTTGATGAATGCACAAACGCTCCCGAAGCACCTTCATTTGAAACGGTATGACTGGAGGTGATGTTGTCTCCGTTCGACGGTCCACTAATCTGATCTGCTCTGAACCAGAAGTAGCAACCCGAAAGATCTAAAGGATCAAATCCTGCGGGACCAGCACCAACATCAACAGTAGAAACTTTAAGTTCCGCTTTTCGTTTACGCAAAGCACCCCTTGTCGCAGTGGGTTCTGGACGACGATTTGATTTTTGCCTGGCAGGTTTTTTATTTTTTGTAAATTTTTCGCTTAACATATCAGTTTGCGTAGTAGCAGTAATTGATTCCTGCGTCTATTGTTCCTCTGACATAAACCTTGTTCAAGTTATCCACTTCAACGAATACTTCTTCAGCATCGTCCAAGTCCCAACCACCAGTCATTGCAGTTGTAGAACCAGCAGCAGAGTCATATGAAACTGTAAGTGTACCCGAACCATGTACGTTCTTGACACGAACACCAGACTTCAATGCAACCGATGAGGTTCTGATTTGAATACCACCCGAACCAGCGTATGCTCCACCAGTACCGGCGGTGCTTGAACCCATCACTACTGGGTTATCGACTGCTACCGAACCGATTCCGATGGTAACCCCACCAGCAATTGCTGCGATAGAGTTTGCATATGTGAATCCGGTGAGTTCAGCAGAGGTTCCGATGGTAACTCCACCAGCGACACCACGAATATCTGCGGAAAGTCCACTTACACGATACACACCATCTGCACCAGTTCCCCCGACTTTCATTTGTCCGAGGTAACTTGCAATTGCTCTTAGTTTGGCAGAAATAGTTCCGATGAATGCACCAGTTGTACCTCTTGCTTTCGCAGCAGTTGCGTTAGTAGAGAAAGTAGCACCAGTATCAGTTGTTGCACCAACGTGAGGGATTGCTCCACCACCAGTGGATCCAGCAACAGGAACATATCCACCATTGGTGGTTCCTGCAATTGCAATATATGCACCGTTGGTTGCACCACCTCCTGCATTGATGTTCGAAATATCAATCTGTGCGGCAGATCCCCCCTGACTTATAAGGTTAACATCAACTGCTCTGCTTGTTTGACCGTTAATAGCAGAAGTACTGACTGCTGCTCCTGCATCCGATCTTAATTGGACTGGTAATGGTCCAGCACCGCAAGATGTCCCAGAAACGGAAATGACGGTATCGTTTACCCACTGGAATTCTCCAGTGGAACCCCAAGCAACTTTATTTACCTGAACATCATAGTCTCCGGTATAGCCATTAACACCAGAACTGATGCCTGTGCAAGTTTGACCATGAGTCTCAGTTAGGATATAAGAACCAGTAGTTCCCTCTTTTGACGAAAGTTGCAATGATCCTTTTTTAGATGCAGACATATTTTTTTCTCCTGAGTATCAAAATATTGATTACTTTATATGTATAATCACTTGACATTGTATTTATCTGATGTATAATTAATACATATAAAGGAGATAAATATGAATGTAACTGAATTTGATTTCTGCCATATGGTTGAAGAAGAAGTAAAGGTTTGTGATTCTTACATTAGAGCCGTTATCAATTCTTGTGATTCATTGAATATTGATTTTACGGCTGGTGCAAAACTTCTCTCAAAGCCATTGATCGAGAAGATTCAGCAAGAGGGTGAAGACTCAGATCTACTCCCAAAAATTACAAAATTACCAGTATAATTACTTGACAACAGGTATAAATACTGTATACTTAACATACGTTCATACACCGTACACATCGTACACAACATAAAGGAAATGATATGTCATTTAAAGATCTTAAGAGTGGTTCACGTTCAAACTTCGAAAAGTTGACCGGCGAACTGAACAAGTTGAACAGCAAGAGCGAGTCCTACAAGGATGATCGGATCTGGAAGCCTGAAACTGATAAGGCAGGAAACGGATATGCGGTTATTCGATTCCTCCCTGCACCACAAAACGAAGAACTCCCGTGGGTTCGTGTTTTCAATCATGGGTTCAAGGGACCTGGTGGTTGGTATATCGAGAACAGTCTCACCACACTAGGACAGAAGGATCCTGTTTCTGAAATGAACAGTCAACTCTGGAACAGTGGTATTGATTCGGACAAGGAAATTGCAAGGCAGCGAAAGCGCCGTCTGAGTTACTTTGCAAACATCGTTGTCGTTAGTGATCCAAAGAACCCAGACAACGAAGGAAAGGTTTTCCTTTACAAGTTCGGGAAGAAGATCTTTGATAAGATCATGGACAAGATGCAACCTGAATTCGAAGATGACGAAGCAGTCAATCCATTCGATCTCTGGACGGGTGCAAACTTCCGTCTCAAGATTCGTAAGGTTGCAGGATTCGTTAACTACGACAAGAGTGAGTTTGAAACTTCATCCGCACTTCTTGATGGTGATGACGAAAAGTTGGAGGAACTCTGGAAGAGTCAGTATTCTCTTCAGGAATTCCTGTCCCCGTCCAACTTTAAGACTTATGATGAGTTGAAGACTAAACTCGATTCTGTTCTAAAGGGTGACACTCGATTCTCAGAGACCGCTGAGACCTCCAACATTCAGGAGGAAAGTTCTGGAACTTCAGAGGAAAGCACCAGTGCTGGTGATTCTGTTCAAAATGAAGATGCACTGTCTTACTTCGAGAAGTTGGCTAATGAAGGTTAATACATTTAAACCCTCATGAGCGAACCCCCCTCTTCGGAGGGGGGTTTTTTTATCCTCTTCTGTAGTCGTTGTTTGCTGCTGCCAACAAATCTATGCGATCATGATCCCCATAAGAATTATCACCGCCAGAATCTGCAATATAATTGGTGGTATTTGTCTGTGAAATGCTAGGGGCATTTACATTATACAAACCTACGTCTCTCAATTCTGTTCCAGATGAAAGCATTAGTCTATCAAAAGTTCCTGCCGCATTCCTGTCCAAAGAAACCATACCATTAACAGAACTAGGAGCAACAGAAACAGAACTAGCAGAACCACTCATTCGCTCTCGCCTTTGTCTCAAACTAGACTCTAACCTGTCGCTGATTATAGTCTCTGTTCCTGTTTCTGTTCTTCGTAACCCCTCGAACCCCATAGCATTTAGACCTTTGTCTATTGCACCTTGTCCGGTAAACATGGTAGTGGTTCGTCCAACTTGAGCCTGTTGTAAATTCTTTATTCCTTTATTGCTTTGCGG